CGTTAATCCGCACCACTCAAACCCCGCGGGTTTTCATGGTTTTTAGTCATCAGTGCCTCCCTCTCAGCGTAAACCTACGTGAGGAAAAGACACTATGGCAAGCCAACGACTTGACGACAGAAAGCTTTGTTAAGCTTACTGTCGCCATCTCGTCGGCGCTGAATGGTGATCCCAAACCTCTACAAGAGGCTTGGGATTACGAATATAAGTCTCTCTGGAGGCACAGATGGGGAAAGAAGCCTTTCCCCATCTGCTCCCCCAAAGAGCAATATGGTATTCTTTTGTCGCGGACCCATTGGGCCCGGAGACTCAAGAAGCATAATAAAAACCTTTTGTGGAAGTTACTTGTCAAAGGCAAGTGTCTTCAACTTAAGGAGATTTTGCACACCTGCGACGGAGTGATGTCAGCCTTGCTGATATCATTCCCGGAGGTCTTCTATTCTCCTGTCAAGGGCCGCGAATACGCGGTCGCTGACAGGATAATGAACAATCTAATTTCAAACGGTCTCCAACGCTACGACGCGTTGGTGGCCGATTTGAAATTATTCAGGAAAAAGCTCAGGAAGTGTGCATTCGAGTGCCTCGAATATACGCCTTCTGAGCGAGAATCACGGTACTATGGCTCTTGGATTGCAGAACTTTTGAAGATCTACAATCCAATTGCCAAGTCTACTTCGAAGTCCAAGATGTTCCGCGTCTGTGTGTTTACACAGACACGGGCCACTGGACTGGTTGGTCAAAAAACGGTTGAGGACACCATCGATAGGTTTATCGATGATGTCACCAACCGTAAATCATTTGAGCCCGACGCCCTCCTCACCCAGTGCATCGACTGGGTGGCGGAGGGTGTCGTGACCGAAGTCAATGGCGGGAATCCCAACATGCGCATTAGTATTTCTACTAGTGCGTGTGTTGAGAACCCCAAATCAAAGGAGGGGAAGTTTGGATTTATTAGGGCTAATAAATCAAAATTTCCCCCGATCCCGAGATTCTCCCCGACAAACCAGGGGGGCCAGTTGGGAGACTGGGCCTTCTGGTCTGCCGTGGAGGCAGTAGAGACCTCTGATCCGACGATATTCAAGACGAACATCGCCGGTATCAGAGAGAACGGTAAATGTCGGGTTGTAACGAGTGGATCCTTTTTCAAGGATGCATTGTTACAACCCTTCTCACATATGACCATGCAGGCAATCAAAAATCAACGTTCGTTGAGGAATGGATTGACTGCAGGAAGACTTGGATGGAAGTTCATTGAGCGGATCGATCACCTCGATCCGGTCGATGGACACGTCCTCTTTGAGAAGGTCCGTCGCGTTTTCTCAGTTGACTGGGAAAAGGCAACGGACCGGCCTACTCATGAATCGGCCCATGCGGTAACCTTATCTTTGCTAGCAAAGATGAGGGTACCGCAGGACGTATACAACGCGATCAAGTGTCTCTGGCCAGGCCGGAAAGACTTGTTTCGCAACGGAAAATTCATTGGTACTATGGTCAACGGGGTCCCCATGGGGGACCCGATGACCAAGACCAACTTATCATTGGCGCATCCGATTTGTGAACACTACGCTAGTGTTCACGAACCGGATGTGAAGAAAGTCCATGATGGCAACGGGGATGATACGGCTATCATCCTCGGGGCCAGCACGGAGCCACAGATTACAAGATGGATCGATGCCTACAACCGAGCTGCTCGGATGTTGGGTTACGATCTTTCGCCTTTAGACACCTTCACAACAAGTTCCTGGGGAACTTATTGTGAGGAGGTCTTCTGTATTCCTATCGATCGCTTCAACACCGTGCGAACGGCGTCGAAGCTGAAAGATAACAGACTGATGCCGTACCTAGACCACCCGAAGATTCGGCTGGTGATAGATACGAAGAAAGATAGAGCGGATTACTCTTCCATCATTGATGGAAAAGTGACCCTGCTCGGTAAAGATTCGCATTACGCCAACGGCACTATAGAGGGGTCCCTCTTTAGTGTCGCTAGTGCATGCCAAGATGTATGTTTGGGGGTGAGATATGAGCAGAAGCCCATGTATCTCCCCCATGAGATATTCTCGATCGGCAAGACACCGGATGCTGGGATCCGGTGTCTTGGACGAACGCCATATGGAGCCAGCCCGCCAAGGTCGTGAACATCACGATCACGGCCATGCGCGAGCTGCTAGGATTGATCCCGACGAATCTTACCGACGTTAAGTCGGTAAAATCCGCCGAGAGGCACTTTGAAAAGGAGCTCGTCGTCGAGGAATTCACAATTCCCGACGACGACCCCATCAAACAACTAATTGTGGTGCCCCGAGAGAAAACGGGCCTGTTTCCTCTCGGAGTACTCCAACGTCTCACAGAAAGTAAGCACCTTACAACCTCCCAGGAGGTTGAAGGTATTTACTTGTTCCAAAAGAGAATTCAGGAACTCGAACAGGTGCAGCATGCTGACCTGTTTGAGAACCTGAGAACTAGGGTCTTACCGGAACCTGAGTACACCCGCGAGCAGGTGTACCAGGTTGTGGTAAAGTTCAGAGATAGGTTTGCCGACTGTCGTTATCTTCTCAGGAAGACAATGTCAGTCGACTACTATATGACATCGCACATAGACGACCTCAGATCTTCGGACCCGAGGACGGTCGACATCCCCGGGTTCGACTATGTGCGTAGATTCTCGTCGAGGCTCGCGGACGATACGCCTAAAAGGCGTGCCGAGCGTGACCTCTTCGAATGGTTCAACAGGAACGTAGATCGAATTCTTCAGGGCGAAGAATACGAACTACCTCCTGTCCAGTTACTCGAAGACGACCCCCTGATCTTGCAACGAATTGCAAGATCGGAGGGCCGTCACTTCATAATTGTTACAGACGACCGGAAGCTTGTTTCGCTTGCGCAAAACAAGCTTGTCGGTCGCTGTATTGAGAGAATGTCCATTAGGAACTGGGTCCGCATCGATGCCGATGAGGGCGCAGTTCTTAAGGCACTTGAATTCAGAGGCGAAGAGACTACCATCATCGTAGATGAAGGTAGCCTCGACGCATTTATGTTATCAACCGATATCGCCCCAAGATCCATCAACGGATTTTGCGACGATGTCGTTTTACGAAATCCTCG